CATCGTTTAAGTATTTCCAGTCAGTTTTGTAGAAGTCGTAAGAACCTCTTCTGAATCCAGAGAAACCTAAGTTTAATGCCATTTCCTCAGAGTTTTCAAATAATCCGTAAGCAGTACCACCTTGAGCACCGTAAGAAATTGCAGCTAACATATCATCAAAATCCAAAGAAGTTTGTCTTTGTAAAAATAACATGTTTTCTTCAATAGCTCCTTGAGTATCTAAGTTTTTCAAGATATCATCAAAAGCGTCAAGACCAGCAGCAGCAGTAAATCCTACGTTTACATTACCTCTATCTTCGATAGCAGCAAATAAACCTTGAGTACCTTTGTATCCAGCGTTAGCAGCAGATCCAGCTCCAGCTCCAGTAGCTTTTTCACCTTCTACTACAGACATTTCTAAGTAATCTTCAAAACGTAGTCTAGTTTCAGACTCAGCTTTTAAGTACCATAAGTATCCAGAAGTTCCGTCTTCAGTTGCAACTTCCACCCAACCGATTTGAGCCATATCAGATCCGTTTACAACGTATTTGTTTCTGATGATAACTGGTGAGTTAGAAAATTGAGTAAAAGAAGGATCAACAGATACATATCCGTCAACAGCACCTGCAGTTACAGTAGAGTTAGGAGTAGATGAACCTTTTGCGTACTCAGATCCAAATACAAAAATCTTCACACCTGTAGCTGCTAAACCAGCAATAGTTTGAGCAGTGTAAGGACTTACTGTTAGAGCTCCAGTAGTTAAGTTAGAAGCAGTTACAACACATTTTACTTCAAAACCTGTTGTGTCCATAGCAACAATAGTAGCTCCAGGAGATACAACATTAGCAACATAATCCTTAGGATCAGCTGGATTTAAAGCAACAGGAATAGTAATTGTACTTACGTTTCCAGCTACAGCACTAGTACATCCTTCGTAAGAAATATGTAATCTGTTTTGTTCAGACCAAATTACTTGATCAGAAGTCATAGGCATTTCAGCACCTACCATTCTTAAGAATCCAGATAAAGTTCTGTTTCCGTAACGCTCTACTTCTTGTTCGTAGATCTCAGGTAAATACTGTTGTGCAAAAGTATCAGTGTCGCCAGCAGCAGCACCGTCGTTAAATTTCAAATAGTTACTATTTAAAATCTCTTGTTTTTGAGATGGCTTAATTGAGCCAAATGATGGAGTTAAACTCATTTTTTTATTTTTTTTTAGTTAAATCTTTTTGTTTTTACTTTTAATTTAGAAGAGTCAGCACCAGATATAGCTTTTACTTTTAAACCATTTATAAAAACATCTCCGCTATTAGTCCTTCTGGGCTCGTTGGAAATATTTTTTGATTTAACCATAACATCTTTAACTGCATCGGCTTTACCTTGCTCATAAAAATGTTGTGCTATTGTATCAGCGTTTCTAGCAGCATATAAAGCCTTGTGATAACCTTTAGTATCTTTTACTTCTCCTTTTTCATTTAAGAACGTCTTAATAAAGTTTGAAATATCAGACTGTGCTTCAGCTACCTTGGTTGGATTTTTAACATTATACCTAAACTTACTATCACCGACTTTAAAATCAAAACCTTTGAAATTGTCGTTAAGTAGTTCATTAGTACGCTTTAAAAAATCCGAGTGTTTGGCTTTACCAGCTTCCTGCTCTTCATTATATCGATTGAAAAAGTCCATAGCTTTTTGTTGCTCCTGAGTTACGCCCGGTCTCAACTTGATCTCGTCGTAATATTTACTTTTAGTTTGCTCTAAAAAGTTTCTGGCTTTTGCAACTTCTTCTTTAAATGCAAGTTTTTTCTTGCGTATATCTTTTGGTTCGTCGATATCTTCATCATATGAAAAATCTTCTAGCAAAAGATTTATATCTTCACCTTCCAAATAAGGCTTTGATTGTTTATAATATTCTTTAAGTAATGTATTATTGTCTATTTTAGAATAATCAGCACTTAATCTAACATAATCCTCAATACCACCACCAGTTTCTTCCATAAACGAAACAAGTTTTTCAATATTCTCTGGTAGAGGTTTACCTAAAACTTTTTCGTCTCTTACAGCTTCTTTATACTCTTTAATTACTTCTTTTACTTCTTCCTCATCTTCTTCTGTCACTAACTGTATTGGTGATTCTACTGTTTCTTCGGTGTCCCGTACTTCTTTAGCCACTTCTTCGCTGTCGCTACTGTCTTTGGGTTCTTCGATAGCAACATCGCTATCATTTGTCTCCTGTGCTTGAATGGCATTGTCTTCGTTTTTAATTACAACTTTTTTAACCTCTGGTTCTAAATCTATTAGAGGCTCCTTCATGTTAACCTTTACTACATTTTCGGTAGGTGTGGTTAGTTTTTTAGGTGACTTTCTTTTCTTTAGTTTAAATTCACCTTCTTGTTTTACTTCTTCGTTTGACATAATATAATAATATAAAATTAATAAGGTTTTATTTATCTAGGTTCGAACTGCTCTAGTCCAAAGCCTCCTAGTGAGTCAAAACCTGCTGACTCAAAATTCTTAGGTAATTCATCGTTTTGACGTTGTGCTATAAGCTCTGATTGTTGTGTAGCTTGTATTCTAGTTCTTTCGTCTTTACGATCTTCTATTTCTTTTTCTTTTGTTGTTTCTGCTTGAGCTCTTATTTTAGCTAATTGTATGTTATAATTAAACTCTTCAGCCATAAGCTCTTTTTTAATTTGAGCTTCTGTTTGCATGCGTTGTATTTCAAACTGTGACTTTCCTTGTTCAATTTGCAATTTAGTTTGCGTAAGTGCTTGTTGTTTTTGTACTTCAGCCATTGCAGCTTTTTCAGATGCTTCAGCATTTGCTTGAGCTTGAGCTTGAATATTCTGCATTTGAGCTTGTCTGTCAGCTTCTTGTTTATGCTTACGTTTTATTTTAAGCATTTGGTTAGCTAACTTGATATTAGATATTTCTCTTAAATCTATAACATCTTCAAGATCAATACCTCCAGACTGTAATGCTATCTGTATATTTCTTTCTAGCATCTGTTTTTCTTCTTCATCTGGTTCTAATTCTAAAAATATACCAAACTCGTGCATATTTAACTGCTCTATTTGTTCTAACGTGTTAACATTAAAGCTACTAATAGAGTTCATAAGTGCGTTTTTAGTAAGAGGGAAGTTCAACATATCAGCCGCTCTTAAACTTATATTCTCACATGTTCTAACAGTAATATACATTAATGACTGTAAAATATGTTTTGTAGCTGTATTTGAAGCGGCTGCAGCTAGTTTCTGCAAACCAACTAATGAATCTTTTGCTGGTTGAGAACCATCTCTTGCTTCATTAAGTCCGGTGACATCTCTTATCATTTGTAAATAATATTGATAAGTTTGTATAAGTGCTTGTATCTTACTCATACCTGAGGATGTCTGTAATTCTTGAATAGGTACTTTACCTCTGTTAGGGTCACCATCTTGTGTTAGTGATCTACCAACTATACTACCAGTTTGGAAGTACATATTTAAAGCTTCTTGAGGATTATAATTTGTACCATTACCTAGATCAACTTCAGCTAAACCATCAACATCTACAAATACACCATCTGGCACCATACGTGCTAATACCTGCTGTATCTTTAAATGCGTTAACTGTATCATATCAGCAAAACCAATTGTCTTACTAACGATACTCTCTATCCTACCCTTGTACATTCTAGGTGATGACAAGTTGTAGTTCATGTTAACTTTAGTTTGATCACTAAATGGTCTAGTCATATTTTCTGCTAACTCCCATTTAAGCATCTTTTCGTGCCCTAGTATTTTAGCACCACTGTATAATACTTCAATTGATCTACTAACTCTATTAAAGTTATCACTCTCTGGTGGATTAAATGTATCGTCTTTTTCTAAAGCTTTTTCTAATCCTTGATCAGTTTGTTTTATTTTAAATACTTGATTACTATAAGTTTTGTATTCAAAATAAAGTACTTGTATGTTATCATAATTATTATCTTGGCCATTATAATTACGGGTGTAATTGCTATTACCAGGATATTTTTGTATTTCTAATAAATCTTCATCAGTTAAATACGGAAACTCTTTTTTAATTTCCTGCAGTGTAACACCTTTAACTTCACCTACATAATATATATCTTCAAAGTTTGGATCTTCAGTATATGAATAAACTAAGTTTACTGGATCTACATAATCTACAGTAATACCATTAGCTAAATTAAAATTAGTTTTACTAGCACCGATACCTAATACAACTAAATCATAAGCTATTCTTTTCTTAGTCTCTTCGTATTTATTATAATCTAACACATTGTTAATAAGCTCTTCTTCAGCTATTTCAATAGCTTGCTTATAACTAAGCTGCATATGAAGCTCTAGTTCTTCTTTACTTTTTGGCAATTGCTCTGCAGGTACATTTGTTCTGCTAAGGTCAATACCAAAATCTTGTTGTGCTTGTTGTATTAAATCTTGAGAAAAAGCATCTTCAGCTAAATCAGTAGCATGTTGTGTTCTTTCTTTTACAGCAAATGGGTCTGATGCAAATGATTTAATCTCATAGCCTTTATCAGTCATTCCGTTAACAACAATGTCTACAAACTTAGATAACACTGCGACTGGTTTCCAATCTAGGTTTAAGTAGCTTAAGTCACCGTTTATAGATAGCTCATCTTTATATTTTTGAACTGATTGCTCTCCTCTTGCATAAAGTCTTAGTTTGTGAAAATACTGCCAATTGTTCGCAAATCTACCACCAAGACCAGTACCTCTGTCACCTCTGAACCATTCGTTTTCAATAGCTCTACCTACAGCGTAACCGTACTCTAAAGTTTGTTTCTCTGCGTCTGGTACTACCTGACTTGGAAAAGAGCTATTTGTACTAGTATAAATCATTTATTTTATTATTTTTGAAATATTTCCATCGTTGTTATATCTGTTGAATGACAGTTGTACTTTTTTTCTTTGTGTTTTATACACTGGTGAGTACTTACCTTTATTGCAAGCCATAGCAGCAAGGCCTGAGCTTATAGTAGCATCATGCTTTGTTCTGTTGTTTATATTGAATCTAGCCCAATCTTCTAATGTTCTTTGAAAATACATTTGACCATAACCATCACCATTATATCCTACGTGATCCTCAATATATGTTTCAATAGCTGCAGCGTGAGCTTGTTTTATATCCTCGCTTGAGTTTGGTATACCACCAATATCTTTTTCAGTTACAGATAATTTATTGTATAATTTATCGGGTCTATTTATAGAGAACTTTCTATAACCTCTACGCTTTAAATAATATAATAATCTTGGTTTGTTATTCTCTGCTAGTATTGGCATACCATAAAAGTGCATTGCCATAAGCACATCTTCAAAGAATATTTCTGCAGTTTGTGGTCTAGCTATATATTCTAAAAAAAACATATTAGATGGAGCATTATCCATATTAAACTTAGTAAGACCGTGTAAAGCTCCATTAGAGCCTCTTCTATCTACAGTACCTGATATATCATAACTGTCACAACCAAAAGCACCTATGTGTTCATTGCCTGGATGTTTTAAACCATCTTTTATAATCACTCTATTTTGTAATTCCATAGATGGAATCCAAGAAACATAGAATCTACCATTATTATTAGGTCTAAATTCTACTATTGTATCTTTAACATCACCTTTCCAGTGGAAACTACCACGAGTAACTAAACTTTTGTTTTTAACTTCTTCGTTATAATCTATCTGCTCATATATCTTAGTTAAGTTATAAAGTGACAACTTAGCTTCATCTCTAAAAGCATGTTTCTCAGTTCTTGGAAATTGTCTATAATATTCGTTTAAACCATCTTGGTCGTTTTTAAGACCATCAACTTCATTTTCCCAATGCTCAATTACACCTGTTGTAATTATTTCACCATTTGGATCAACGATTTTTTTGTTTGGTGTGTCGAATACAGGTACGCCATAAGTATCGATGAATCCTTCGTAATTCCATTCCATAGGTATGAACAAACTATATAATCCCGAACTAGTCTGTCCGTTGCGGTTTCGTTCTCTAACGTCTGATGCATAATATAGTTTTTTAAAATTAGCACCACCTTTATCTAGGGCATTACTTGTAGATCCCATCATACATTTACCTACAACTCTTTTACCTAGCCTTAATGTGGTTTTGGTAACCCTCCAGTTGTTTAATATGTTATCAGGTTTCTCCCACTTACCACTCTCATCGTGAACTAATATTTTTAGCTTTTCACCATCATAAGAGTTATCACCTGTATTTTTCCAGTCAATAGTTG